GTCATAGCGCGCCATCCGGTCGGCGCTGCCGTAGCGCGCCTCTAATTCAGCGCTCCAGGCATCGTCAGCGGCCTGAAAGCGGCGCATGGCTTCAAGTGCGGTCATCGTGGTTGCTCCTTGTGTGGCCCGGCTGTCATCCGGGGAAGCTGGCGCTTCGGATTGCAGCCGGTGACCGGCTGCAAGGTCGAAACGTCAGGCGGCCTTCAGCTCCTGCATGCGCTGCGCCAGCGTCCAGAGCGCGCGGTTAAGGGTCACATTGCCGTCGATGTTCTGCACCGGGCGGGTGGAGCGGCGCGCAACGGGCCGGCCCCTGTCATCGCGCTGGGTGTAGTCAACCCCGCCTTGCACAAGGCTTTCCTGCACCCTGTTGAAGGTGCGCCACAGATCGCTGCCGACATCATCGCGCCGGCGCGGGCTGAGAAGCTGGCGCGGCTGCACCGGCGCGGCCTCATCCCAGCGCAGCTGGCTGGCGGCCTCTGCGAAGGCGTCAGCCTCGGAAGGCCTCAATTCAATCTGGCGCATGTCCTGCGCAGCGATTGCGGCCTGCTTGGTGTCGTCAACGATGCGATAGGCACCCTCAATGACCTGGTGCACGATGTTGCCCTTGTGCGGGATGCGCAGGCCCTGAAGCTCGCCAGCGCCGACAATCAGGCCATTGGAACAGACCAGCCGGAACATGCCGGCCATGAGCTGATAGCTGCTGGTGCCGTCATGGCTGTTGATCAGGATGACCTCGCGGAAGCTGTCGCCCACCATGACATCACCCTGCTGGCGCAGCCTGATCATGTGCTTGGTGAAAGCGCGCTTTTCTGCATCCCCGGACCCGCCCTGCCGGACCTCATAGGGCTGGAACCCTTCGCGCTGAAGGCCGGCCAGCACGTCGCGCGTGGGAATGTAGGTGTAGCGATCGGAGCGGCTGGTGTGCTTGTCGATGGCCAGCACGGACGGCGCGGCGCGCTCGATCTGGTCAATCGTCAGCGGCTCGGCGGTGCGGCTGCGCAGGATTGCGCCACCACGGCCAAACTTGGCCATGCGGGTGGAATTGAAGGCGCGGATATCGTGAAACATGGTCTTGGCTCCTGGTTGGTTGCCCGGCTGTCATCCGGTGACCCTTACTTATGTGACCGGGAACGAAAGCGCAAGAGGCCAGCGGCAGACGCGCAAAGCTTCCGGCCCGATCCGGCGGGCTTTTGCGCCTGGCGCTGCCGTCTGGCTGGCATCGGAGCCGGGCTAAGTGCTTGAAATCGCGCGACCTGTGCGGCTCTGCTGTGACAGAGTGTCGCAAGCTGTATCCGAACCCGAACCCGAACCCTCCGGCATCAGGGAAGGTTAGGCCGCGCCAAAGCTTCCACCTTCCAGCCTGTGCCTATGGTGGCTGATGGCCTTCGCGGCGCGAGGGGTCAGGGGAAGGGTGATCTGTTACACGCTGTTACGGCAGCGGCCTCGCAAGTGTAACGCTGTAAGCCCTTGAATTAGCAGGCAAATTCCGGAAGTGTTCACGATGTTACGATGTTACGGCATTTTGCCTCATATGTGTGTGCTCGCGTGTGCGCGCGCGTGCATCATGCAAGACGTAACAACGTAACAACGTAAACACTTTGAGAATTCAATATATAAATCAATATCTTAGGGCGTTACGCATAAAGGTCTGCAAGCGTAACGGGCCGTAACAGCGCAGACCAATAAACAACCAAGGCTGAACCCGTTTCGATCATGGCAGACCGGCCCGGCATCAAGACAGAGCTTCGCGAACGGGCTGTTCACCTGAACAGCGGACCCGCCGGCCATGACGCGGCAGCCCCCCCTGTCCAGCTGCGGCTCGATGGTGGCGAGGACGTGCCGCCGGCGGTGCCGGCGCTGACCGGGGAAGGTGGCCGCAAGGGTGGCAGGCCGCCGGGCTCCAAGAACCTGCGCGCCGGCAAGCTGGCCGCGTTCATCCTGGAGACTGAGGGTGATCCGCTGGTCGATCTGACCCGGTTTGCCCGGCGCGATGTTGGCGACCTGGTGCGCGAGCTTCAGGCCGTCAGCAAGGCGACCGGCATCAAGGTGCTGGGCAAGAACCAAAGCCTCTTGGACATCGTGAAGGAACAGCGCGCGGCAGCCGAAGCGGTGTTGCCCTATCTGCACCAGCGCATGCCGCTGCTGGTGGAAATGGACAAGACCAGCCGGCCCGTGCTCATCGTCGGCACGCCGACTGCCGACCAGGTGGCCGTTGCGGCCTCGACCCTCGGCCTCGATCTGCGCCAGGCGCTGAAGCCGGCCAGCGCCAGCGCTCCGGAAATAGAGACGGAATATCAAGACCTTAGCGAGGACATGGCCGCACCGTCGCCTAGTGGTGCGTCGCCTGATATGGCGCAAGTCATTGATAATGCGAGGGAAAGCGATGGCCAAGCCGATGATCACTAATCAGCTGCCGACATCGTGCCGGGTGATCGGCTGGCCGGCGCTGGCTGGTCTGCCGGCAAGGGGTGGGTGGCCTCTTGCTGGCTGCCGGCCAGAGGGTGGCCCCCGGAAATCGCACGCGCTCGCCTCATTCAGGGTGCCGTCCCTCACGGCAAGCCCTGTTCGGGGTGCTTTTCAAGGTAAGGGTCAGCGGCGGAACAAGAAACCGCTGGCGGGGGTCGGGGGTGCGGCCAGCCATGGTTGACAGTGCCGATGCCCTGATCCCGGCTCCGCTCGATCGTGATCTGGCTCCACCGGACCAGCGCGGTTACGAGATTGCGCCGCCGGGCTCCTTCAACATCACGCAGTTTACGCCGCAGGGGCCTGTCGGTGCGGCCTTCCTGGCGGACAAGCATCATCTGATGCGCGGGCTGATGGGGCCTTGGGGCTCCGGCAAGACGAACCTTGCGTTCATGGATATGTTCCAATGGGCGGTGACTGCGCCGGTCTGTGTCGGGGCCAAGGAAGGGCAGCGGCTGTTCTGCGCGTGCATCGTGCGCGACACCTACCGGAACCTCGAAACCACGATCAAAAGCTGGCACGCCTGGGCGACGCCGCAGGAAGGCAACTGGACCGGCGGCAGCGGGGACAGGCCGGCGACGCACCTGCTGGAGTATGACCTGATCGACGGCACGCGCCTGATGCTGCGCGTCGAGTTCCGCGCCATCGGCGACAAGAAGGTCGAGGACGCGATGCTGGGCGCGGAATTCAACTGGCTGTTCCCGAACGAGCTGACCACGCTGCCGATCGATATCATCACCTACGGGCTTGGCCGGCTGGGGCGCTATCCGCACCCAAAGGAGCTGGGCTATGACCAGGCGAAGATCGCGGCGCGTCCGAACCGGATCGTTACGGACTTCAACGCGCCGGAAGTCGGCACGCCGGTCTACAAGTATTTCGAGGAAGAATTACCGGCGACGGCCAAGCTTTACCGGCAGCCGGGCGGGCGTTCTCCGATGGCAGAGAATGTCAGGAACCTGCCGCCAAACTACTATGCCAACCAGATCACGGCCAATGCGTCGCGGCCATGGTGGATCAAGCGGTTCATCGACAACGAATACGGGTTTTCGCGTGCGGGCCTTCCGGTGTTCCAGGAGGAATACAGGGATGAGCTGCATTGCGCGGATTTCGGCGTGGAGGATCTGCCGATCTATCTCGGGATTGACGGCGGCATGGGCCTGCACCCTGCCATGGTGGTGCTGCAATGGTCGCCGAATGGCTGGATCAAAATTCCGCTGAGCCACTTTGTCGGTCGTTGCGGGCCGGCGCGGTTTGCCGAAAGCGCCAAGGTCATGCTGGCGCAGCATTGCAAGGGTCTGCCGATCGTCGGGGCCTTTGTCGATCCGAGTGCCTTCCGGGGCTACGATGCGGAAAGCGGCGAAACGTCCTTCGTCGAAGTGCTGTCGCGGGCGATCAATGCGCCGATCCAGCCTTGCTGGACGAATGAAATCGGGCCGCGCCTGGATGGCTGGCGCAAGCCGCTGGGGCGCATGGTGGGCGGCGTGCCGATGCTGCGCGTGTCGAGCCGGTGCTTCTCGCTGCGTCGCGGCCTCAACAGCGAATATCGCTACAAGATCGACAACAACGGCGCGCTGACGCAGGATGTGAAGCCGGACAAGACCGAGGCCTCGCACGAAATGGATGCCGGCGGCTATGGGCTGCTCGGCATGCTGGGGCCGGAGTTCATCCTTCACGACAAGGATGCGAAGCCGCGCTACGTGGCGCTGGGGAACAAGGGCAGCAAGCGCGGCGGCGGCAGCGGCCAGATGCGAACGGATTTCAACCCATGATCGATCTTCCCAAGACCCGCAACAAGGTGGTGCTCGAACCTGTCACGGCAGGCCAGGCGCTCGATCTGGTGACCCGGTTTTTCGGCGACTATGCGCCAGAGGTGCACGCGCTGGCTCCGCAACTGGCCGTGTCGCGCAACCTGCGGGCGCTGGCGATCAACAATTACCGGGTCATGCTGGGCGGGGTGGTGCCGTTGTCGAACGGCTCGCACGAGGGCTGGTTGCTGATCGACCCGCACAAGACGTTCACGCCATGCCTGATGATCCTCGCCGTGCGGCGGCTGCGCTTCGCGCTCGATGAGGCGGCGCGTGGCCGCCATGTGATCGTCCACACAAGGACCGATGCTGGCCGCCGGCTGGCCCAATGCTTCCACATGCGCAGGTTGCGTATGATCCGCGTCCACGGACACGAGCTGGAGGTGTGGGATCATGAGCTTCATGAAGGGACTGATGCGCGCGTTCACGCCGCCGAAAAGCGGGGCGCAGAAGGCGGCGATCCAGCAGGCCGGCGCACAGAATGCGGCGGCGGTCGAGCGCCAGCGCCAGGCTGAGCGCGAGAATGTGAGCCTGCGCAAGGCGTCCAGCCGGGGCGGTTCACCCTTGCTGGGCTTCTTCAACGATCTTCTCCCCGGCAAGGCGAAGCTGGGCTGATGGCGAAGCCAGAGACAGTGCAGGTCGATGTGCGCCAGCTGCGCGAGCGCAGCAATGAGGCGTGGATGAAGCGCCGGCTATGGGACCCGATCCTGGCCGACATTCATCGCTACTGCATGCCCTGGCTGCGGCAGGACGTGCTGCCGGGGCACACCGACCAGCTGTATGACAGCACGGCGGTTCATTCCTCGATCCGCTTCGGCAACAGGCTCCAGAACGATGTGCTGCCACCGGGCCAGCGCTTCTGGGATTTGGGGGCCGGCCCGCTGATCACGGATGAAAACCAGCGCAGCGCAACCAATCTCGGGCTCCAGACCGTTTCCGGCATGGTGCATGCGCAGCTGAACGGCTCCAACTTCGAGGTGGCCAGCGGCGAAATGTGCCTTGCCCTCGGGCAGGGCACGGCGGCCATGCTGGGCCTGCAACGCAAGGACAAGCGCGGCATCGGCTGGATGACGGTTCCGATCCAGGAGCTGGCTCTGGCCGAAGGCCCGTTCGGCGATGTCGAGGGTGTTTACTGGAAGCGCAAGTGGCAGGCCCGGCACCTGCCGCGCCTGCTCGAAGGCGCGACCTTCCCGAAGTATATCAAGGCGCTGATCGACGACGACAAGACCAGCCGGCAGCTGGTCGAAATCCGGCAGGATTGCGAATGGGATGCCGACCGGCGGCTGTGGGTGTTCACGGCCTACAGCGACATGGACGATGAACCGATCCGGGTGCGGACCTACCGCAAGACCCGCTGGATCACGCCGCGTTTCCTGAAGATGCCGGGTGAAGTCATGGGGCGCGGCCCCACCATGCTGGCGCTGCCATCGGCCAAGACGCTGCACACCACGATGGAGCTGATCCTGAAAAGCGCCGCGCTGGCGCTGTTCGGGGTTTACCTGTGGCGGGATGATGGCGTGTTCGATCCGGACATGGCGCATGCCCGGCCCGGTGCCATGTGGAAGGTGGCCTATACCGGCGGGCCGATGGGTGCGCCGATCGTGCCGCTCCAGGTGACGCGCAACTTCGATATTTCCAACATCATCCTGGCCGACCAGCGCGAACAGGTGCGGCTGGCCCTGTTCGATGAAAACCTGCCCGATCTGCGCGAAAGCGTGCGCAGCCCGACCGAAATCACCGAACGGCTCAAGCGCAGCTATCGCGACCATGCCGCGTCCACGGGCCGGCTGATCCGCGAGCTGGTGACGCCGGTTGTGGAGCTGGTCATCGATATCATGGAGGAAAACGGCCAGCTGCCGACCAAGATCGATATCGATCAGCTGGGCGTCCAGCTTCAGCTAACATCGCCGCTGGCGCGGGCGCAATCGCTCGAAAACATCCAGCGCATTGTCGAGGGCCACCAGATCGTCACGGCGCTCGAAGGGCCGGAAATGGCCAAGCTTTACATCGAAAGCGAAAGGGTTGTGCCCGATGTCCTGCGCAATCTCGGCTGGCAGGAAGATCACATCACGCCGGCGGCCAAGCGCAAGCAGGCGATGGACGGGCTGGGCCAGATGATGGGCGCACAGATGGGCGCACAGGTCGCCAGTGAAGCCGCGCCGGCACAGGCGGCAGCCAGCCAGCCGCGTGCGCCGCTGAGGGCTGTCGCGTGACCGATCTGCTTGATCAATTCATGAAGTCCAACGTCGCGCAATTCGACGCGGCGGTGAAGATGGAGCGGGAGACGCTGGCGCGCATGTGGCGTGCCGTGGCGGCGACCCCTGCGGGCCATCATGTGCTCACGGCGCTGATGCGCGAGCACATCATGAAAGTGTCGTTCGACGTGAACCTGACCGGTCAGTCGCTCGAACAACTGGCCATGTTCGGCATCCACCGCGATGCGCAGAAACAGCTGGTTGGCAATATCCTCGAATTGGCCGGCTTCGTGCCGGGTCCATCACCAACACCGGAGCAAGCCCATGACAGAAGCAGCAGCAACGACCCAGGCGACGCAGGAAGCGGCAACGCAGCAGGCGGCGGGGACGCAGGCAGGACAGGCAGCGACGACAACGCCGGCGGCGGGGACACAGGCGGCGACGGGGACACAGGCAGCCTCCTTCTCCCTTGAGGCCCTGCCGGAGCACTACCGGGCCAAGACGGCAGACGAGGCGCTGGCCAAGGTCTGGCCGGCGCTCGATGGCTTTATCAAGCAGCAGGCACAGATGGGGTCCAGTGTGGCCTCACCTGATGCCTACCAGTGGACGCCGCCGGAAGCGCTGGCGGCGCGGCTGGGCGACGTATCGAAAGACCCTGAAGTCGCTGTGATGCGGAAGGCGGCATTCGATGCCGGGATCACGGACAAGAAATTCGCCACGATGATGACCAGCGTGGTTGAGCAGCTGGGCGCGCGGGCTGATGCCAATGGCGACGCGGCGATCGTTCCGGAAACCAATGCCGAGATCAAGGCCGGCAACGTGGCCTGGATCGAGAACATGGCGCAGCAGGGCAAGCTGTCGGACGTGGCCAGGGCTGACCTCCAGATGCTGACCTTCTCGAAGGGCGGTTCGGAAATCATCGCCATGCTCCAGGCCAGCCTGACGCCGGGCTTCGCGGTCGCGCCAGCCGGCGGGCAGACAGCCGGATCGTTCGGCGTCACGGCTCCGATCGATGCCACATCGGCCAAGTCGCTGATGAGCGACAAGCGCTACATGACGGATGGCCCGAAGTATGATCCGGCCTTCCGCAAATGGGCCGATGACCAGATGGACAAGTTCGCGCCGAAGGCCTGAAACCGGCCAAAGCATCCACCAGCGCCGCCTCGCTTATGGTTCACACCACTGAGGCGGCGATCCGCCGATGGCCGGGCGATCAAGGAAACGCGATCCCGGTGCATCGGCGGCGATCAAAAACCTCGCTTTCACCGTTCATGAAACCGAGGATCACACCATGCAGAACCCAGCACTCTGGTTCCAGACCAAGTTTGCACCCAACGTCACGCACCGCTTCAACGAGACGGGCTATGCCCTGAAGCAGGCCACGACTGGCGGCGAGCATCTTGGGGCTGACGCCTATCGCTTCTACCTTCAGGCCAATGGCGAGGCGCAGCTGCGCGGCGGCAGCGGCAAGTATTCGTTCCAGTCCACCGCGCAGTCCAGCGTCGATATCAAGGCCCTGACCTATGACTTTGCGGTCAAGGTGCGTCAGGACGACATTCGCCGCATGAGCGTCAATGCCGTGGATGCGCAGGCCAAGGCTGCCGCCAATGGCTGCGCCATGCGTGCCAACCGGATTGTGCTCGAAACCCTGCAAAATGCGGCAATCGGCACAGGCAACGTCGTCGGGGCCTTCGCCAACGACTTCAAGATTTCCGATGCCGTGCGCGTCAAGGAAATCATGGACGAGAACGGCGTGCCGGATGATGGCGGGCGCTTCTGCGCCATTCGCGCCAACTGGTGGAACATCATGTCGCTGGCGGAAATCTTCTCCAGCTCGGATTACACCGGGCCGGCGATGCCGCTGATGGGCAATGGCATGATGCGGACCTGGAACGGCATCCACTGGCTGTGCTTCCCCAACAAGCTGATGCCGACCACGGGCGCTCCTGTCGGTGTCACCAAGCCGGGGGTCAATGTGGAAGGCCTGGGCTTTGCCTGGCACCGCGATGCTGTCGGATCGGGCACGATCAACAACGGCGAGCTTCGGACGGAAATGAACAAGATGTCCGACGAGCCCGTGCACACGCTGGTCACCGAGTTCGATATGGCCTCGGCAGCGCTCCAGCTGGAAGGCATCGTCCATATCCGTGCCAAGTCCGTGTCGGCCTACCCGACCGCGACCACGGCGCTCTGATCATCAGGGCTGGCCTCCGGGCCGGCCCGCTCCCCTTTGTCATCATCAGGAGACTGACCATGCCCTTTGCCAACCGTTCCCTGCATCTTTCGGAAAGTGTCCCCAACGGCAGCGCCGGGACGGGCCGCGACGCGCTGACCTGCTTCTTCCGCTATGCCACGCCGGACGCGCTCGCGACCGTGGTGGCCGCCGGCTACTTCAACGATGCACGCCACCAGCTGCGCGTCGGCGATGTCATCGAGGTGGCTGCCGGCATCGGCGGCACCCCGGCGACGGACAGCTACACCGTCACGGCAGCGCCAGCGACTGGCAACGTGACGATCGGCGTTGAGGCCGGCACGGCCTGACGAGCTGGCGCAGGTGTTGTGATGGGCGGCACCTGCGCCTTCCGCCGACGCGGCAGCTTGCGACCCAATCCCCCCTGGGTTTGCCGCGTCGGCCCCCCTTCTCCATCCCCTCTTGATTGCGGCGGGCCAGGACCATGGAAGCCAGTGTTGACTTTACCCATGTCACCGTTGCCAACCGGGCGCTGGTCGAAATCCGCGCGCGTCCGATCGAAAGCCTCGACGGCGAGGACGAGCGCAGCGTCCAGGTGAAATCAGCCTACTGGACGATGATCGATCACCTTCTGACCCTGCGCAAATGGCATTTTGCGCGGCGGCTTAGCCGCCTGACGGCAGCGCCGGCCAGTGTGGACCGGCAGGGCTGGACCTTCGCGCACCTGATGCCGTCTGACCGGCTGGGGCCTCCGATCAAGCTTCTGGTCGATCCGCTGGATGCACAGGGCCTGCGCGTGTTCGAGCTGACAGAAACAGCGATCCTGAGTGACGCGGAAACCCTGTTCGGGCTGTTCCTGCGCCGGGCTGAGCCGGCCAACTGGCCGGGCTATTTCCGCTCGCTCGCTGTCACGGCGGTTGCCGCACGGCTGGCGGACACGATCCGCAACGATGACGCCATGGCGGCCAAGAAGCTGGCCGAAGCCTTCGGCACGCCGTCGATGCTGGGGCAGGGCGGCCTGCTGAAGCTGGCCGGCGATCTGGACCATGCGGCCAGGCCGCCGGAAGAATTCAGCGCGGGCGAAGCCTTCGCCGGGCCGCGCGAGCGCAACGGCGACTATGGCTACGTGATGACATTCTGATGGCGGTTCCCTTCCTCCAGAACAGCATGGCCAGCGGCGAAATCGACCCGCTTCTGCGGCGTCGCGCTGACGTGAAGGTCTATTACACCGGCCTCGACAAGGGCCGGAACGTGCTGCCGCTGCCGCAATCCGGCCTGAAGCTGCGCGGCGGCCTCAAGCACATGAGCCGGGGCCGGCGCAACCTGGTGCCGGTGGCGCTGACGGCGGGCATGTTCACCCTGCGGGCCGGCGCGACCGGAACGGCTGGCAACCTGATCGACGGCAACGACGCAACAAACGTCACCTTCGCGCTCCAGGCGGCGGCGGGCGATGTGCTGACGCTGGACATGGGTGTTTCGCGCAATCTGGTGGCGTTCGATCTGAGGCGCTTCAGCGCTCCCACGGGCGGGCTCAACTGGCTGATCATCGAAACATCCCCGAACGGCACAGCCTGGACGGAATGGGTGCGCCGCGATCTGCGGCCTTCCGTCAACACGCGCCGGATCGCCACGGCTCCCGGCACTGTGCGGGCCTGCCGGTTCGTGCGCATCAGGACAGCGGGCGCGCATGGCGCAATCATCCTGACCGATGTCCAGGCCTTCGAGGAAGGCACAACCAAGCAGCCTTTCGCGCTGTTCCGCCACGCGACCGAAACCAGCCACTGGCTGGCCGTGATCACGCCGGGCCATGTCGATCTGTTCGAGAACGAAACCTTCGTGACGGCGGCGGCTGTGCCCTATGCCAGCGGCGATATCGCCGGGCTGTCCACGGCGCACGATCCCGGCGGCATCCTGGTGTTTTCGGTGAACCATCAGCCGGTGCTGCTCCAGCCGCGCGGCGTGGCCGCCGAATGGGACAGCGCGCCCTTCGTGTTCACGAACATTCCGACGCGGACCTTCCCCGATGGCGTGGCGGCGGAAGCGATCATGTCGGCGACGCGCGGCTGGCCGTCCTGTGGCTGCTTCATCAACGAACGGCTGGTGATCGGCGGGCTGCGCTCGCTGCCGCAAACAGTCGTGTTCTCGGCGCAGGGCGTGCCGACCAGCCTCAACACGGTGCCGACGCTGGCAACCGATGCCTTCACGCTCGATCTGCGCGGCGATGAACAGGGCACGCCGAATATCCGGCGACTGAGGGCCGGCCCGCGTCTCGAAGTCTACACGCAGATGGGGTTCTTCTATGCGTCATCCGATATCATCGCCAAAGGCCAGGGCTTCGGCTTCGTGCTGGCTGAGCGCACCGCCATCGCGCCGGCGACGCGCGTGGTCGATGCCAGCAACCTGGCCTACTTCGTTGAAGATGGCGGGGCTGTGATCCGGCAGCTGAGCTATGAGGAACAGCAGCTGGAGCGCTACCGCACACAGGAAATTTCCGTGTTCTCCAGCCATCTGGTCAAGGGTGCGCGCGATATGTCGCGCCGGCCCGCGCGATCGGCGCAAGGCATGACGCTGCTCAACATCGTGACGGATGCCGGCCAGTGGGTGATCGCTTCGACGCTGCCGACGCAGGAATTGCTGGGTTACAACCCGATGGACGCCGGCGGCCTTGTGCTGTCCGTGGCGGCCATGGGCGCGACCTATGACACGGTGCTGGCCGTGGACCGGGGCGGCGACGTGCATCTGGAAATCGTCGATGACACGTTGCTGCTCGACATGTCGATCCGGGTGGCCGGGGCTCCGGTGATTAGCGGCCTTGGCCATCTGGAAGGGCGCAGCGATGTCTGGCTGCGCAGCAATGAAGGCCTGTTCGGCCCGTTCACGGTGACCGGCGGCCAGATCACCACGGGGCTGGCGACCACGGCCATGTGCGAAATCGGGGTGCCGTTCGGCTGGGAAATCCGGCAGCTGCGCCTGGCCGGCGACGCACAGCGCCAGATCGCCTGGAACCGCACGGTTGCCGTGTCCGTGGTCAAGATCGACCTTGAAGCCGCGTCCGTGTTCGAGATGTGCATGGATGATGGCCCGTGGCGCACGATCGAATTGCCGCCGATGCCTGCCACGCTGGACCCTGATCTGGCGCAGCGGGTCTATCGCGGCTCCTGGGAAGAAGATGGATTTTCCGGCCTGCCGGATGGCGCGACCGGCCTGCGCGGCACGTCGCTGCATCCGTTCCACATGGTCGGCATCCTGCGCGAAGCAACATGGTGAGGTGAGACATGGCTGAATTGGTGATTGCAGCAATGGCCACGGCGACCAGCGCGCTGGGCTCGCTGATGGGCGTAGGCGGCACGGTCGCGGGTGCAGCGGGCGCGGCGGGTGCGGCGGGTGCCGGTGCCAGCGCGCTGGGCAGCCTGTCGGGCGGCTTCAGCGCCTTCAGCGCGTTGGCCTCGCTGGGCAGCGGCATCATGGGCATGATGCAGGCCGGCCAGCAGGCACAGGGCAGCCGGCTCCAGGCCGCCTGGGAACAGGCCGGCGGGGCCGATGAAGTGGCGGACCTGATGGAAGCGCGCAACCGCACGATTGCCAACAACCTGACGATGGCGGCGGCATCCGGCATTGACAGTTCCGTGGGTGACCCTGCCGACGCGGCCCGCCAGGTGGAAGAAGATGCGAACCGGCAGATCGGCACGGCGGCGGCCAATGCCAACATGCGGCGCTACATGCGCCAGCAGCAGGCCAGCCAGAGCGAAATGACGGGCTTTGCCAGCCTGATCGGCGGGGTGGCCGGGGCGGCCAAGGAGCTGGCATCCAGCAGCATGTCATCAGCGCGGCGCGGTGCGCCGCAGGCGGCGTAGCATGGTCAATTATTCGGGCGGCACCGGCAAGAAACCGCAGGCCTTCACGGCCAACACGGACGTTGACACACGGCTGCCGGCCTTCGAGGTCAGCAACGCGCCGGCGGCTGCGTTCAAGGGGCTGGCCGGCCAGCTGTCCAGCCTGGCCGGTGAAGCCGGGCAATGGGCCGATGCGGCGGCCAAGGCCGAAGGCGAGCGCGACGGCAGCATTGCCGGCACAACCGAGGGCTACCAGCCCACGCGCGCCAACACGATCTACGGCGCGGCGTTCGATGCCAGCGGCAACCGGGCACTGGCGCTCCAGGTTGAGATGCGGGCGCGGCAAGAGCTGATGCAGGCGGCGGTCGCGTTCGGCGACAACCCGGCGGAAATGCAGGCGGCGACGGCCAAGATCAACCAGAAATATGTCGGCGCGATCAACCGGGCTGTGCCGGAGCTGGCCGGCGATATCGGCGCGACGATCCAGCGCGCCGGCGATGGCTACACCTTCGCCGCTGCCAAGGAGCACCGGGCCAAGGTCGAGCGCGAGGACAAGGAGAATTTCGGCATCAACCTGAGCGGGCAGCTGGGCGACATCGCGCGGCTGGCTGTGGCCGGGTCTGGCGATCCGAAGCTGGGCGCGCGCCTTGAGGGCGAGTTGTCGCGCGTGGATGGGCAGATCGATGCAAGGGCCGATCTGTCGCCGCAACAGAAACAGCGGATGAAGGCTGCCGCGCGCAGCACGGCGGTTGGCGGACTGATCGAAGGCCAGATCGGCGACATTCAGGACATGGCGGCGCTCGATGCGTTCGGTAACCGGATGAAGGACGAATGGACGCAGAAAAAGGGTTTGCTGGGCAAGCTGGACCCTGACCAGTTCCAGGCGGCGCAGAATGCCGTGGAGCGGCGGCGGGCCGAGTTGACGCGCGTGGTGGCCGGCCAGCAGCGCCAGCTGAACGGCACGCTTCAGGAAATCGAGGGCGTGGTTCTGAGGGGCGAGGCCATCGGCCCGCAGGCGCTGGCCAATGCCACGGTGCGGCTGGCGCAGGCTGATCCGTCCGGCGAAATGGCGGCGCGGCTCCAGGAGCTGCAAGGCCTGCACGAATGGGGCCGGACCTTCCGCAGCGTGACGCCGCGCGAACAGGCGGCGACACTGGCCAGCATGGATGAGCGCGCGACACGCACCGGCCTTAACCCGATCGAGGAAAAGCGCCGCACGCTGGCGCGCAATGTGCTGGCGGACCGGGCCAAGGACGATGCCCGCGATATCCTGGGCACGGCCAACAAGAATTTCGGCGTGGCGATCGCCGACATCGATTTCAGCGCGGCGGATTTCCCGCAGCAGGCCCGGCGGCGCACGGTCGAGGCGGAACAGTTTGCCAAGGAGCGCGGCATCCAGCCGATCTACCTCAAGGCCGCCGATCGCGAGCAACTGAAAAAGGCGATGGAGCAAGACCCGGCGGCGGCGCTCCAGTTCGGCCAGAAGATCATGGCCGGCTTCGGCACGGAGCGCGCGCCGCGCGTGCTGAAAGAGATCAGCGAGGATCTGCCGCAGCTGGCCTTTGCGCTGCGTCCGAACAACCCGAACCTGGCCAATGCCTGGCTGGTGTCGGAACAGATCGAGCGCAGCGGCCAGAAGCTGCCGGCGGTCAAGCTGGACCAGGTGCGCGACACGATGCGGACCATGGGGCTGGACCAGTTGTTTCAGGGCCGCGAAATCGAAATGGCCAAAATGGCCGATGCGGCCAGGCCGCTGGTCGGCGCGCGGCTGGGCGTGAATGCCGGCAAGTTCGAGCCGACTGACAGCAAGCACAGGGCTGTGATGGCGGACGTGCTGAATGAGCTGGTCGGCAGGCAGCGCGATATCCGCACCGGCAAGGAGCTGGCCGGCCCGGTCAAGTTCAACGGCTTTACCACGCTGGCGCCATCCAACATTGCGACCAACGATTTCCCGGCGCTGGTTCGCACGCTGGTTGACGGCGACCTGGCCGCTGCCGGCATCAAGGCCGTGGATGCGGCTGGCCGGCCCCTGCCGATCGGCGATCTGCAAGGGGCGCGCTGGGTGCCTGTTGGCCGCGACCGCTACCGGATCGCGCTCGATGGCAAGCTGGCCGGCCCTAATCCATGGATCGGCGGCGGCGACGGCAAGCCGCTGGAAATCGACCTGTCGCCGGCGTCTCCGCTCATCAACCGGCTGCGCGAGCGCGCGCCGCGTCTGTTCAGGTGATCCATGGAATTCTTTGACCCGTTCGATGGACCTGATGGCATCGTGCCCGGCGGCGTGCCGTCCTTCTCCGATCTGGCCGATGCCGCGTTCGACCAGACCTTGCTGGTCAGCAACGTGGGCGGTTCGTATCAGGCCAAGATCAGGGCCTATGCCGAGATCAACCGGAAGGTGAAAGAGACGTTCGGGCTGGACCTGCCCAACCCGGCGGCGGATTGGGACACGTTCGACCAGGTGACGGGCGAGCGCGGCGTGGCGCGCAACGGGCACCGGGAGACTGAAGCGGTCGAGGATATCGAAACCTACCATCAGCGCCGGCTGGCCGAATTGCAGGCGCAGGATGGCGAGCGGTTCAAGGCCGCCGGCCTGGACCAGCCGCTGGAAGATCGGATCACGGCTGTCATGCGTGGCGTGGTGCAGCGCAACCAGGAGCTGGGATCACGGGCGCAGGGCACGTTCAAGCCATTGCTGGCCTCGCTGTGGGGCGGCCTCCGGGCGCTGCCCTATGACCCGGTGCAAGTCGGCTCGCTGTTCGTGGGCGGCGGCGCGACCATTGCCGGACGCATTGCCATCGCGGGCGGTGTCAACGCGGGCGTTGAGGCGGTCAGCTATCCGTTCACCACGGGCCAGAAGGAACGGGCCGGCCTTGAAACCGGGCTGGGCGACCTGGCCAAGGACATGGCTGTTGCCGGCGTGTTCGGTGCCGGCCTGCAAGGCGCTGGCGAGGCCGTGGGGGCTGGCGCGCGCGCGCTGATGCGGAACATACCCGAAGCGCCGAAACCCGGCCAGAAGCCGGCGGCTGCCGATCCTGTTGCTGATCCTGTGGCCATGCCAGAGGCGCAGCCCGCACCGGTGCCGGACGCGCCGGCCATGCCAGCGCCAGACATGGACCCGCTGGCAGCGCGCGGGGCTGATCTGGTGCGCGCGGCGGATGACGAGGCCTTGCGCGTGCGGCCGGAACCGGTGCTGCCCGATGACCATGCGCGCGCCCTGCGTGAGACGGTGCGCTTCCTGGACGAGCCCGGTGCTCCGGCACCCATCATGCCCGAAATCGTGCGGGATGGTGCGCCGGCCCTGCCGGCGGGGCTCGACGGGCCGGTGGCCAGCACGTTCGATTATCTCGGCAAGAGTGTGCAGCGCCGCAGCGTCGATCCGAGGGCGCTGACCTTCGATCCGGACCGCTTCCAATACAAGGGCGGCGGCGACGCGCGCGGTGTCACCGACCGGCTGTCCGGCGTGGACAAGTGGGACAACCTCGCGGCGCAGGCCGTGGTGGTGTTTGAACAGGCCGATGGCCGGCTGATCGTTGCCGATGGCCACCAGCGCACCGGGCTGGCGCAGCGGCTGCTGAAAGAAAACCTGGAGCCGTCTGTGTCGCTCGAAGCCTTTGTGCTGCGCGAAGCCGATGGCTGGACGGCGGACCAGGTGTTTGCGGTGGCGACCAAGCGCAACCTGCAACAGGGCACCGGCGATGTGACCGACACGGCGGTTGCGCTCCAGCGGCTGCCCGAAGTGCTGGACAAGAGCGTGGCGCGCGGCAATGCCCACATGCGGACGGCGCAGGGGCTTGCCCGGCTCGATCCGGACCTGCTGGCGCTGGTGCGCGCCGGCGGGCTGAGCCAGGAGGCTGGCAAGGTGATCGGCTACAAGCTGCCGGACCCGGCGCAACAGCGCGCGGCGGTGGCGGCGATCCAGGCGCGCAACATCAAGGGCGAAGATGTGGTGTCCGGCTTCATCGACGAAATGAAGGCCAGCCAGATGCGCGTGGAAACCACGTTCGATCTGTTCGGCGAAGCTGAAATCACGCGCACGCTGGCCGTTGAAATGGCAGAGCTGAAGGTGAAGGTCGCGGAGCTGCTGAAGCAGAATGCCAAGGCCTTCAAGCGCGTGAACGAGGCTGCCGACATGCTCGAAGCGCGCTCGAACCGGATCGCGCGCGATGTGAATGCCTCGGTGTCAGAGGCCTCGAACACGGCAGCGGAATATGTGCGATCGCTGTCGATCGATCCCGGCCCGATGCGCGACATGATGATGGCCGGGGCGCAGCGCATGGCGGCGGGCGAAAAGCTGGCCAAGGTGGCGCGCGATGTGGCCAAACAGATTGCCGATGCGACGGAGCGCGACGGCATCGACGCCATGCTGCCGCGCCCTGTGACGCTCCAGGGCGTCAAGCAGATGACGCCGAAGATCGACGATCCGACCGGGCCGGCGGCGAAGCAGCGGGCCGATGCGATGGAACGCAGCCTGCGCGGTGAAGTTGACGCCGCAAGGCAAAGGACAGATGCTGAATTGCCGAAGGAGGGCAATGCCGGTGACATCGAAAAACGAGCCGAAGCCGCCGCAGCCGGCACCCTTGACACCGGAACGGGTGGAGCAGATCGGGGTGGAGCTGGCGCGGCGGATCAAGGCCTTCAAGCCTCGCCTGCGCGGACGGACGGACCCGCCGGCGGCCCGGCCCGATTAGTCGAAAAGCAAGGTCGCACGTTCGTTGATACGCGCGGCGCTGCCGTCCAGTATCATGGTTCGTCTGTTGCCGATCTGAAGCCAATCGACGAACACTACAGTTCGCTGAATTACTACGGCACTGGCTTTTACACGACTGATGCGGTCGATGTTGCCTGGGGCTACAGCAAGCGCGGCAGCGATCGCACGGGCGGGCGCGAGCTGTATCAGGTGGTTGAAAACAGGCCGCTGCGCATCCTTGACGGAGAAGCTGCATTTGAGGGCGACATCAAGCTGCTGGTCGATGATCTGCGCGGTCGCATGAATGACAACGGCGACCTTGGCGATATTGTCCTTGCGGCGCTTGATGAAAACCCTCGCAACCTGCGCGAGCTTTACGACAATATCCGCGATATCGGCACCAATGATTACAACTGGAGCGCCGATAGCATCCAGGAAGCCTTTGACGTGCTGCGCTATGGCTGGGAACAGGCCGGCTATGATGGCCTGGCGCATCTTGGCGGCTTGAGAACCAAAACCGAGCCGCATCGCGTGGTTGTCTATTTTGCGCCGCAGCGCGACCTGACGGTTACCAAAGCCAGTTACAACCGTTTCGATCCACCGGCAGCGCCAGCGCCGGCTGCCGAACCGGGTGCCGAAGGCATGCCGCAGCTGCTGCTGGATGGTGTCGCGCCGGTGCGGGATGCCGACCGGATGGCGCTGGAGGCGGCCAGGCCGCTGCGCGGGGGCGATGCCGCGCCGCCGGAGGGCGGGCTGTTCGACGACGCGGCGCGCGACCAGGGCGGGCTGTTCGACATGGTGCCGGGGCAGGATGCGGGCCGGATCATCGACGGTGTGGCGGCGGCTGGCGAGCTGCGCACGCGCCAGCAAGTGCTGGATGATCTGGACCGGCTCGATGCCGAAAACACCTTGCTCGATGCCTGCCTGAAGGGCTGACCCGATGACCTTGCGAACCTGCATCCAGACCGCACTTGACGCCGGCGACATCGACAAGGCCAGCGCCTCGAAGCTGACGGAGCTTTACGACGATCTGGCCGCCGATGCGGCGCGGCTGGGGCTGGTCGATGACGTGGCGATCACCAGGCAGGTGGTCGATACGATCAAGGCGGACAACCTGCTGCGCCGGCACCGGGAGCTGCTGACGATCAAGGCGCTCGATGCGATCAAGGTCGATCTGGTGAAGGCGCAAGGGGCCGGCAAGAGCGTGGCGGATGGCGCGGTGCTGCTGCTCGAAAACTTCGGTGAAGCGCCGTTCCGGTCCGTTGTGGAGATCCGCAAGTCGATTGCCAACATCGCGCGGGCCGAAATGGCCGATGTGCTCAACCGGTTCGAGCGGACCTGGACCACGGGCCGGACGCCGAACCGCGCCGATCTGGACAACATGCTGCGCGAAGTGCACGGGCAGGGCACCGGCGACGCGCGCGCCAAGGCCATGGCCGAGGCCTGGGCGTCTGTCTCGGAATACCTGCGCCAGCGCTTCAATGCGGCTGGCGGGGCGATCGGCAAGATCGACAACTATTTCCCGCACAGCCACGACGCGGCGGCCTTGTGGCGCTCGGGCAAGGAAGCCTGGCAGAAGGTCGCAAACGAGCGGTTTGACCGCACCAAGATGCTGGACCCGCTGACCAAGCAGCCTTTCACGGACACGGGCTGGCAGCGCCAGCTGGACCGGCTCTATGACCGGATCGTCACCGGCGGCGATGTGCACCTTCAGCCATCGTTTGCCGGCGGCGGCCAGGCGCTGGCCTCTCGCCATGCCGATCACCGGTTCATCCAGTTCAAGAGCGCGGATGACTGGCTGGCCTATGATGCCGAATTCGGCACCGGCAATCCGTTCGTGGCGATGCTCGACTATGTGGACACGATGGCGCGCGACATCGCGCTGATGGAGCGGCTGGGGCCAAACCCGGCATCCATGATCCGCTACCTGCAAGACATGATTGCCAAGGAGCGCGCGACCGAGGCGGCGGCGCAAGGTGGCAAGGAAAGCGGCGGGGTCAACCCGTTCAACCGTTCGCCGGAGAAGCTGCTTCAGGATGTCTATGACGATGTGTCGGGCGCGGCCTACACCGTCAAGGGCAACATGGCGCTGGCCAATGCGTCCTCGAACCTGCGCAACCTGGTGTCGTCTGCCAAGCTGGGCGGGGCCGTGATCAGTTCGCTGACCGACCTGGGCAACCAGAGCTGGGCGCGCGCCTTTGCTGGCATGTCCGGCAGCCCGCTGATCACGCCGCTGACGGACACGATCAACGCTTTCAGAGGATCGACGCGCGACGAGCTGCTGCGCGCCGGGCTGGCCACCGACCGGGTGCTGACCGTGATGCAGCGCGAGGCCAGCGCGCTGGGCGTGGCGGACGGGGCGGGCTGGAGCCAATGGATGGCTGACCGGACCATGACCTGGAGTGGCCTCACCGGGCTGACGCGGGCGCTGCGCGAGGGCTTCGGCCTGCGCTTCCTGTCCGACATCACCGAAATGCGCGGGCTGGATTGGGCCGCCATGAAAACGGAATGGCCGGGCTACCGGGCCATGTTCGAGCGCTACGGGCTGAATGAAGCCGACTGGAACGCGGTGCGCGCTGTTGCGCCTGCTGCCGGCGGCATCATCCGGCCAACGGACGTTGCGCGGGCCGGCCAGCGCGAGGCGGCAGAGCGGCTGCTGGGCATGATCGCACAGGAAACCGAGTTCGCCACCTTGCAGCGTGTCCACCGGGTCTATGCCGGGGAGAACATGCTGTCGATCAACATGACCGGCGAGCGCGGCACCACGGCAGGCGAGCTGAAGCGCCACATGATGAGCCTGAAGGGCTATTCGTTGATGGTGTTCAAGATGCAAACCATACGCGCCGGCCAGGTGGCAGCTGGCAGCGGATCGCGGGCGGCAGGCGGGGCCTACTTCGCCGGCTGGTTCCTGACCATGACCCTGCTGGGTGGCATGGTGATCCAGCTGAAGGAAATGGCGCGCGGCAAAGACCCGCGCGATGTGACCGATCCGCAGTTTTGGGGCGAAGCGGCCTTTCAGGGCGGCGGGCTTGGCATCATGGGCGATTTCATCCGCTCCGAAACCAACCGTGTGGGCGGCGGCATGGCCGAAACCATCATGGGGCCAACGCTTGGTTCCGTGTCGCCGATCCTCGATCTGGCGATCACCACGCCGCTCCAGATGCTGAATGACAAGGAGCCGAACCCAGGCCGGCAGGTGCGGCGCTTCCTGTCCAACAACACGCCGATGCTGCCGTTTTACCTGCGCCTGGGCTATGAACGCGCCATCCTCGACCGGTTGCAAGAGGCGCTGGACCCGAAGGCCAAGCAGGCCTTTCGCGACCAGATCAGGAAAAGCCAGAACGATTACGGGCAAGACTGGTGGTGGCAGCCGGGCGACCGCGAACCGGAGCGCGGGCCGGACCTTGGCGCGGCGCTGGGCGGCAACTGAGGCGCAAAGCATCCACTGGCGCGTGCGCGATAGAATGCGCGCATGTCGATCGCACCTTCAAACCGTCTGGCGAGCTTCGGCCCTGTCACCGTGGGCACCGTGCTGCTGTCGCCTGTGCCGTTCCCGGTCAACGATCCGGCCACGGACCTGACCGTCACGCGCACGCGCGCCGGCACAACCACGGAGCTGATCGCCGGCGTTGACTGGAGCTGGACGCCAGCCACGCCGCCGACCGTGGGCGGCGACATCGTCCTGGTGGCCGGGGCCTTCGGCGGTGACACGTTCGAGGTTGCGGGCGATTATGAGCTGGCCCGCGCCAGCACGTTCACGCCGGGCAATGCCGGCAATTCGGCGGCGCTGAACCGCGAATTTGACCGCATCTGGATGAGCATGCAGGAGAAGCGGCGCGCGCTGGACGAGGCGCTGGCCCTGGCGCAATCCGCGCTCGATGCCGTGGATGAGTGGATCGCCACTGCTGTTCCTCCCGGCTCGCTGCTGGGCATTGCCACGCAGCCCGAGGCCATTGCCGGCACCGACAACACCAAGGGCATGACATCGCTGCGCACGCGGCAGACCATTGATGCCAATGCGATGCGGATCAACGCTGACGCCACGGCGCTGGCCAGCGCCGCCACGGTGGACCTGGGCAGCGCGTCCAACCTGCTGGTGGAGATCACCGGCGGGGTGACGATCCTCGATTTTGGCGCGGGTGGCGCGCTGGTGCGATTGGTGCGGCTGGAGAATGGGCTGACGATCAATCACAGCGCAGGCCTGATCCTGCCGGGTGCTGTGACCACGGCCTTTGCTGCCGGCACCATGCTGCTGTGCGTGAGAAATGCCGCCGGCGTGTGGCGGGTGACCGAGTTGGTGCAAAGGGGCGATCTGAGTTCCTTGTTCCTCGCGCGAGACAATCCTTCTGCGACTGGTGGCTCTTTCAGCATTATCACGACCGGAGGCAATGTCGGCGTGAACCTGGTCGGCAACGATGCCGTCACCAGCTCATTCAGGCAGTTTGGAGCCTTTACGCAAGTGGAAACGAGCAGGGCGTTACTTGCCCTTGGTTCGCAAGGTAATGTGGAGGTTGTTGCGCCGCAAGGCCTGAAACTCCCGGCCTTCACCGTGGCCACGCTCCCCTCTGCTGTCGCCGGCACCATCGTCTGGTGCAGCAACGCTCGCGTCAACGGCCAGGCTGCTGCCGCCGGCACCGGCTGTTTTGTGCAGCGCAACGCCACGGCCTGGCAACAGATGGGCACTGCGGCTGCCGGCTCCCATCCCACTCCCCTGGCCTGAGAGGCTGCCATGATCAGCAAGCGCACCTATCTTTACGAAATCCTCGTGCGGGGCACGCCGGACGGCAGACTGGCCGGCGCGCATGTCAACCATCTGACCGAGATTTACGACGGCGAAACCGGCGAAATCCTCGGCATGAAGCCGGACCTGAAGCCGCTCAACATTGCCGACATTGCCGGCGTGCTGGGCAAGGACATGGCCGGCCTGCTGATCGAGGTCGAGGAATTGCGCAGCGCCAAGGCCACGCTCGAAGCGCAGGTGGCCGGCCTCATGGGCGTGGTCGAGGCGCTGCAAGACAAGCCGGACAACCTGGCATGAAAGCGGCGGGCAGCGGCGTGCTGGTCGTGGTGCTGGCCGGCCTGCTGGCCGGCTGCGCTGCGCCGCACCGTCAACCGGATTGGGCCGGCGTCGCGCGCGGCGTCGCCATCGTCATCGAAAAGGAGGCTGGCAAATGATCACGAGCGACAAGGGCCGCGCCCTGATCAAGGCCCATGAAGGCAAGCGGCTGGTGGCCTATCGCTGCCCGGCTGGCGTCTGGACCATTGGCTACGGGCACACATCGGCGGCGGGTGCGCCAGAGGTCAAGCCCGGCATGCGGATCAGCCAGATCGAGGCGGACGCCATTCTAGCGCGTGATCTGGAAGCCTTCGAGAAGGGTGTGCGCTCGCTGGTCAAGGGGCCGCTGACGCAAGGCCAGTTCGACGCGCTGGTGTCGTTCACCTTCAATGTCGGGCTGGGCGCGCTGAAGCGCTCCACGCTGCTGAAGCGCCTGAATGCAGGCCAGCACAAGGCTGTGCCGGCTGAGCTGATGAAGTGGACGCGGGCCGGCGGGCGTGAGCTGCCCGGCCTTGTGCGCCGCCGGCGCGATGAGGCTGAGCTGTGGCGCTCGCTCGATCCGGCGGCGACCGGGGGCCGCGCCGATGCCGGCAACGTCGATGTGCCGGCTGATATCGCCAACCCCAAGCCGCTGATGCAGTCGCGCACGGTGGCCGGCTCCAGCCTGGCTGCCATGGGCGGTGTCGGCAGCATCGGCCTTGTGATTGCCGAAGCGCGCACGACGCTGGAACAGGTGCAGGGCCAGCTGAGCACGGGCACGATCATCGGCCTGGTGATCGGCGGGCTGATTGTGGCCGGGGCGCTGCTGGCGCTCTATGCGCGCTGGGATGATGCGGGGCGGCCTCTGCCGTGGCGGTCGTGATCTGGTCGCTAAGCCTCAAGGCCCGGCTGCTGGTCATCGGCGGGCTGGTGCTGGGCATTGTCCTGGTGACCGGCGCGGTGGTCCACACCATTCGCAAACAGGGATATGAAGCCGCGTTGCGCGCTGTCGAGAAGGAGAACGCCAATGCTGTCAAATCTGCGACGGACGAGCGCAAGCGCCGTGAGCGTGAGTGCGCTCGCGATCCTGCTGTCTGCCTGTCAGACGCCTGGACCCGTGACGAGTGAAGCGGCCTGCCGGGTGTTCCGGCCTATCTCGTCGAGCAAGAATGACACTGTGCAGACCAGAACCGAAGTCACCGGCCACAATGCCGTGGGCCGCAAGGTTTGTGGATGGACGCGATGAACATGCCGACCTTTGACCCGAAGATCAGCGCCGGCAACATTGTCACCTGGATCATCGCCGGTTGCGGCCTGGTCGCAACCATCGTGTGGGTGCAGGCCGACATTCAGGCGCTGGCCAAGTTCGAGCAGGAAGCGCGATCCGACATTCGCCAGCTGAAGGAACAGCGCGGTTCCGACCGCGAGGCTTTGCTGGAAATCAAGGGCGATATTCGCGTGATCCGCCAAATCCTCGAACCGCCTCGCGCGCGATAGAATTGGGCCTTGCGCCCTCAACCCGTCTGCCTCCGGGTGGGCTTAGCCGCGGCTCATGGTTGCGGCCCCTTGTGAGCCAACTGACCCGCCTGGTGCGTTCCGCCGGGCGGGTTTTTTGCTGCTGATCACCATGGGCATGGATCGGTGCAGGATCGGTCAAAAATGATCATGTGGGAACGGCTAAGTCATTGATCCGGTTGAGGTGGCCAGTGTCTCTTAATCAGCGGGTCGTAGGTTCGAGCCCTACATCACCCACCACTTTCCCCACAAAAATCAACAACTTAGCCCTTCGGGGCGGCGCCTTGAAAAGGGCAGGCGACACCGGGCGACCGTCGCCTACGTCGCCTAGTGTTCTCACGCTGTTCCAGCGCCGCCCTGTGCATCGAACCAGGCCACCATCTTGGCAACCGCTGCGTCGGCCCGTTCGGGGTGATCGGCCAGATAATGTTTCAGGATCGCATGGATGCTGGCCAGCTCATGGCCGGTGATGCTGGCGACCTCAAACAGGTCGCAGCCGGCGCGGACCAGCCATGTCACAGCGGTATCACGCAAGTCCTGATCGCGCAGGCTGGCGACCGATGCCATGGGCCGGATCAGCCAGCTGCCATCCTTGGCCGGGATGCCGTGCGCGGCGGCATGGCGGACCTCGGCGAACTCGTGCCGGTAGGTGTGTTCGTTGTAGGCCTGGCCGGTGCCGGGATGCACGACGATGGTGCCGGCGATGACCGGAACGGCAAAGGCCTGCTTGACGGCGCGGCTTTCCTCCAGCGCGGCCAGCAGGCGCGGGCTCTTGGGGATGGCAATCATCTTGCCGGTTTTCGACGTGCGCAGCGTGATCCGGGTTTCGGTGCGTCCGCCTTCGATCATGGCCAGCCGGTCGTTCTGGCGCTGCCCGGTCCATAGACCCAGCTCGATGGCAATCGCCATCATCGGCTTGCCCATGGCGCGCGCCGTGGCCAGCAGGTGCTCCATTTCCTCGGGGCTGCCGGCTCGCACGCGCGGCGCAGGCTTCTTCATCCTGAGGCGCGAACAGGGGTTTTCCGGAAGGCGGACCGTGCCACGGTTCATGGCGTAGCCATAAGCGGCGCTCATGGTCCGGATCACGCCACAAGCCGTGGCCAGCCCTCGCTTGCGGCGCAGGCGCTCATACAGCTCGAACGCGATCTGCCGGGTGACGGCCTCTGCCGGTGCGCCATACAATTCCGGATCGAAGGTCAGCAGGACGCGGGCCTTCTGCCGATAGTCGCGCACCGTGCGGGCCGGTTCGTTGTCGGCCTCCTTGGTCTGGCAATAGTCCTCGATCATCTTGCCAAGGCTGAGCCAGGCCTTGCGCGGCCTGATGCCGCCGGCGAGGCGCTTGCCGGCCTCGACGATGCCCCTGCGCCGGGCAATCTCCGGCTCGATGACATTGGTGATGAAGCTGCGGGCTTCCTCGGCGGTGAACCAGCGGCCATCCGGGTGGCGCAGTGCCTTGCCCTTCAGCTTCAGTTTTGTGTGGGCTGGCGAGGGACAATAGCGCGGCTGGTCGCCGGCCTTGCCGCCAAAGCGGATGAATTCGATCCTGATGGTGGCCACGGGCTTGCTCTCCATGGTGACGGGCTGGGAAAAAGCGGTGATCCGCGCCGGGCTGTCAAGCCGGCGGGCGGCAGCGCAGATGCTTGCGGCCAGCCTCGGTCAGCTGGACAATGGGTTCCTCCGGCCATTCGATCAGGCCAGCACGGTGCAGCGCATGGCCGACGCGATACTGGTAATGGCGCATGCGCGTCGGGCTGTGCAGCAGCAGCCGGCCACACCGACCGGTGTTGATCCGGAGCAGGCCGGCTGCCGCATCGTGGAGCACTTCCAGCTTGGTGGCATTGGCGACGCCGATCATGGCGCGGCGCTCCGGCTTTCCAGATAGGCGGTCCACTGGCTGATCACGCCAGAGCCGCTGTTGTCATTGCCGGCCAGCACAGCGCCGGGCCGATCCAGCCAGGTCATCACGGCAGCGCGCGACCAGAGCAGGCCCATGCCCGGCAGCGGCGGCGGGAAACCATTCTGCGCAGCCCATGCACGCCAGCGGCGGCGCACCGTGATGGGGCTGCGATGAAGCAGGGCGGCCAGTTCGGACAGGGGCAGGGTTGGCAGGGACTGCATAGGCGCAAATGCATATGCATTTCAGGCGGGTTGTCAACAGCCTTGTGCGCCTGCCCTAATGCATGGCGGCGCGGTGCCTGAACGTGCTGACGACAACACCCTTGACGATGATGTTCTGGTCATCGACCACGAGGGGCCGCGCCATCTGGCCATTGGCCGGCCCGGCCAGCAGGAACGGCGGTTGGAGGATGCGGAACAGGGTGTCAGCCCGGTTGCGCGGCCAGTCATAGAGCTGGGCGCAGACCAGATCGCCGGGCTGGGCACGCTCGTTCAGATCGACCAGAACGATGTCGCCGCTGCGCCAGCCAAGGGCTTCGAGCGCATGCGTGCGGAGCACGAACGGGGCCAGATGCGGGCGCGACACCTGCGCTGTGCGCAGGAAATCGGCAAAAACATCGTCCTTTTCGGCCATGTCGGGCTGCCAGTCCACGGCATCGGGCTCGTAAAAACCCGCAGCAGGCGGACGCGGCGCGGCGATCGGGCCGGACGCGACCAGGCCGACGACGCGCGCGATCGCATCACGGGTGCGCGCGCTCATGTCGTAGGGGTGATCGGGGTTGTGCAGGAACCGGGTGAGCGTGGTCTGGTTGACGCCGGCGCGGCGGGCAAGCTCCGTCGCTGTCCATCCGCGTTCGCTGAGGATGCCCTTCACCCACTCCCTGTCTGTGTCGCGCTGATCGCCCATGACGGGCAATGTGCGCCGGTAGGGCACATGAAGCATCAAGCAGTTGTCCCTTTGGCTCTTGACGACAATGCATTAATGCATATGCATTCCATGCACAAGTGATTTGCAGGTGATTCGCCATGGGCCATCAGGCCACCAGCCCGCCATGCGGGAAGCCGTATCTCGACGATCTGCTGGACCGTGCGCGCCGGCTGGGCGTGAGCCGTGCCAGGCTGTGCCGGCGGGCGGACGTTCACGAGGTCACGCTGGCGCGCACGATTGCCGGCAAGACCAAACCCAATGTCAGCACGCTCGAAAAGCTTTCGGGCGCGCTCGATGCCATCCAGGCCGAACGGAGCAAGGGCGATGAATGAGACAGAAACGGTGCATGAATGCGTGATCGACGGAAACCTGAAAGCCCTGATGGCCGAGGCGCTGATGCGGCGGCGGGCGCTGGATTACAGCATCGACCAGAACATCAGGGCGACGGCAGCGCTGTCTGATGCCGGGCTTGACGATGCCGAGGCGCTGATTGCGGCCATGGCCATGGTCGCGGATGGCCGGCTCGCCGATGTGGCCAAGCCGTTGCTGGACCGGCTGATCGCGCTGGAGCTGATCACCGTCACGGTGAAGCTGTGACGGCGCGGCGCGGGCCGGGCTGGCCGTTCTGGTTCTTCGCCCTGATGACGCTGGGCCTGAGCGTGGAAACCACGTTCTGGCTGTGGCGCGGTGACTGGCTGATGGTCGCCTGCGGGTTTGTCCCGGCTGTCGCGGCTGCGGCTGTGAGCGTGTCGTATCTCGATGCGCCGTGTCCTGTGTTGTGTGTTGCGTGTGCGTCCGACCCTTCGCCGGAGAACCGCGATGCTGACCATCAGGACCGCTGACGACTTCGCCATGGCTGCCGAACAGGAGCAGCTGACCCGCAACCTTTCGATGCGCGCCGCGTTCGAGCGCATGCAGGTGGCCGATGCCAGCCGGCGTGTGATGGCCCGTTCGCTGGATGGGCGCATGCTCAAGGTGTCCGGCCTGACGCTGCACCTGCTTGGCACCACGGCGCTGATTGCACTGGCCTTCGGGGTGCCGGCATGAGCGAAGATCAGGGCAGCGCGCCAGTGTTTCATGTCGGGCAGAAGGTGGTGTGCGTGGATGATCGCTGTCATGGGCGTTACTTGCCTCCCGGCTTTAGTTCAGTACCCAATTTGCACGGGCTGACTGCGGGCCGCGTTTATACCGTGCGCCGCGTTGGATACATTGCTGGCAGTGACGTGTTCAGCATCTGGTTGCAGGAAATCATACGGCCAACGAAGCTGATATTTGGCATTACTCACGATGAGTTACCCTTTGCCGCCGCGCGCTTCCGCCCCCTCGTCGAGCGCAAGACCGACATCAGCATCTTCACGGCCATGCTCAACTCTTCGCGCAAGAAGGTGCCGGCATGACCGGGCCGGATGACCTGGGCGCGGTGGCCTGGAGCGTGCCGGGCTTCGAGGGCAATGACCGGGTGGTGCTGCGCTTCGAGGGCGAGCGCTTCCAGCTGCTGGAAGGCAAGCCGGGCCAGCTGAAACCGCTGTCGCCGCAACTGACCCTGCCCATGGCAATCGCACGGGCGCGCGAAATCTGCGCGGGCCGGCAGCCGGACAACCTGGGGCTGGCTGTCACGGCGCTGGCCGTGGCGCTGGTGGCGATGGCCGCACCCTATGACGAGGACAAACCCCGGATGATGGCTGTGACGGGAGCGCCTGCCAATGTCAGCTTCTGACCGTCACCAGGTTGTGGCCGGGCTGGTCAACGTCTCGATGGCGGCGGCCATGGCGGCCTTTGGCAGGCCGCGCCATCGCTCGCGGCCATGGTTAAAGGCACGGCGCGCGGCCATCTACATGGCGGTGTGCGGGTTCTCGCTGTCGCGGCGCAGCGTGGCGCGGGCCATCGGCGTGACGCACTACTGCTGCAACCAAGCCTGCCGGGCGA